CTTTAGCCATTAGTTGGGCCTGACCAATCGCTTGCCGAGCAGATAGGCGAAGTTCCATCTGATCCATTACGACTGATCCCAAATCACTCAGATCATCAAGTTGCTTTTGATTGATCAGGCGCGGTTCTTTGTCGATCACGCAAAGAGTCCCAAGATTGAAACCATCATGAGTTCGCAGCGGAACGCCGACATAGAAGCGCAACCCGAACTCCCCAGCCACAAGCGGGTTCGCCAGTGAACGCGGGTCGCGTGCGGCATCCGAGAGGACATGGGGCATATCCGAAAGAATTGCGGATGCACACAGGCCGGGGTCGCGACCGATTTGTTTTACGTCCAAGCCGTGATGTGATTTGAACCAGATCCGGTCATGATCGACGATACTAATAATTGAGATAGGAACGCCAAACCGCCGGGCCGCGATGGCGGTGATACGGTCAAAGGCGCCGTCCGGCGGCGTGTCGAGAATGTCGTACCGCTTTACGGCTGCGATCCGGTGCAACTCATTTTCGGAGATGATGCCGGGAGAAACGTTCACAGTGTGTCCATTTGGTTCTTCGGATCGTTGATCGTGCATCTCCTTCGCGTGGGAGTCGATATCAATTATTCTTTAAAATGGCAGGAACGACCCTAATACGCAGGCTTTGCTGGCTTCGCGGGGACCGATGCTGCGGCTGGTCCTCGGCGCACTGCGATACCAAACGGGTCCCAGCCTCCCCTGCAGAAGCCGTTTGGACTCGTAGGGCTTTGCCCACTACACTGCGAACACGGCAAGTACCAGCACGATAGGCAGCAACGCCCCGACTGCTAACGCGAAAATGTTGAACCAGTCTCCGCTCATACATGGCACCTTAACGCCGGCGGGGTGCGCTCGTTCCTAGCCTATTTAGCACGAAGCGCCGGCGGTAGATTGGATGCGACAAAACGCGCATCCTGGGTGAGGGACGGATACCCTTATCGGCTTGCAGCGGCGTTAGCCGCCTGCCCGACCTGGTAGGGCATCCAGGAGCAGAAATAGCCGTGCTCCGGCTTGGCCTCGCCTTCCTGCACAAGCGGGACGCTGGTTCGGCTGTGCGACTGGCCGTTGCTATCGAAAACGGCCAGGTTCACCAACGCGTCGTTGAAAATGTGAGCGACGATCGCGGCAAGCGGCTTTCGGCCGTCGATATGTGCAAAGCGCCCGTCACCGGTAAGGCGGGAAGGCGTGAACCAGACGACGCGGCCGACAGTCGGGAAAATCTTAGTCATGGAGGTTCCTCGGTGGTTTCGGGATGTCGACCAAACACCCGCCGAGGAAATGATTTTCCCTTACGCTCCCTTTGGTATTGGAAATAACACGGTAAAACGAGCGCCTGAGCTGTTGTCGTCTCGACCAATCCTCAACTCACCATCTATCTGTTTTACAAACGATTGGAGAATTTTCATCCCCATTCCTTTGTCAGCGCTGGGGTCGAAGCCCTCGGGCAACGCCGGACCATCATTGGACACTGAAAGCGCGTATCCATCTGAATCCAGTTCAAATTTGATGGCTATCCGCCCCTTTCCGTGCTTTGCCGCGTTCGTGATCAGCTCGTTGGCGATGAAGCCGAGCGGGATGGCGATGGTAGCCGGCAAAATTGCTTCACTGCCTTCGACGCTGATCTTGCCCTGGGGCGTCTCCGAGGAAAACAATGCCGAAAAATCTCGGCAAAAGTCATCAAGAAATTTCTTGAACTCTATTGTTCTGACGCCTTCGTAGGAGTTTAGTCGACGATGGATTCGCGCAATCATGGATACGCGATTTGCCGCCGCGGCCAGTTGGGCAGCCGCTTCTGGGTTTTCGGAACTCCGGCTCTGCATTGAAAGGAGACTGATTGTCATCTGCAGATCATTCAACAACCGGTGATCAGATTCCGCCTTCAATAGGAGTTGTCTTTGGATCAACTCTTCCTTTTCAAGAACAAGCGCCTCGCTTTCGGCAAGCGCTTTTCGCAGTTGTATCTCCACGAGCCGGTACGTCGCCGGCTCCGCAATAGGCAACGGTTGATCCGCGTTCCAAAAAACGTCGTCGGCCGGCTGGCTAGAAGCGTCTGATGAATGTTCCTCACTCATGACACCGCCCCATTCTACCGAATTCAAACCAATTCAGCGTAAGCCCGGGAAGAAGAGCCCGATTGATCTGAATCAATTCCCGGGCCTTGACAGAGAATTTAATGATCCGAACCAATTGGGTGCCGATCGACCGTTTTGATGAAGGTCATGCTCGACCGTTCAAGCCAATGCGGCTCTCGTCGATGGTTTCGGGGCGTCGACCAAACACCAACCGAGGAAATGATTTGTCAGGAACGAATTCAGGCCAGCGGTGTTGCGCCCTTGTGCCAGACCGAACGGCACACTCACGACACGAAAACTAGCGGCCCCCGGACAGGGCCGCTTTTTTTTGCGGCTCGGGATTAACCGCTCTGCCATGAGCCGCCCCAACCTCAATTGAGCTTGCGCCGGAGCTTTTCCAGGAAAGCCCGCAGATCGGCGATGTGGTCCCTAAGCACCTTTCGCTTTTCCTCTAGGTCCTCCGCGGGCTGAGGCTCATCTTTGCTCTTCTGTTTGTCAATGGAAGCCATTCTATCACTTCATGGCGGCTTACTCCCGCGTCCAGTGCCATCGCCGCTGCTCAGCATTTTCCGCGAGCTCGATCCAATCGGCCGCAAGGTTCAGCCAAGCTTCCCTTTCCTGTTGGCTAGCAGCACCCGCTGCCATCCTTCGGCACTCTTCAGCCTCCTCTCGGAACTGTTCTGCATCGTTGAGCATTGCACGAGCATATCAGCTTTTAGGTAAATCTAATGCCGTCTAATGCTTAGGACGGAGGCGTATCGGCTGCGAAGCCATCAGGCACTTTGCCAGGAGCCTCCCCCGCCCGAGTTGCTCCGGCCTCGATATCTTTCGCGCTGCGGCGGAGAGCCATCCGGCTGGTCGTAGTGGATGCACATCAGGCCGAAGCCATCCGCGGCGTGCGAGCTCCAATCATGGTTCGGCCCGAGCCCTATGTTCCGGTCATCGTTCGACTTCTTTTCGTGATACCAGCCGAGAGCGTTGCGGCCGTCCGCTGTAGTTGCGTCGTTGAAGAAGATCCGCGGGAAGAGGCGCCGAGCGGTTTCAATCCGAGCCGAGGCCGCGCCGGCGCCCTGGTTCGGGATCACCAGGACGTCAAACTGCGCTTCGCGGATTGCGCTTTCGTAGGACGTCGCAAAGACCTTATCGCCGGCCGCGCCGTCGTGCGGCAGGATTACCCAGGCTTTGCCCCAGCCGCGCGAGCGCATCCAATCCAAGTGGACGGAAAGCGGTTGCCCCTGCGCCTCGTAATAGTCCAGGACGTTGATTTTCTGCCCGACAAATTGAGCGATCCAGATTGAAACCGCGTCAGCGCGCGCGCCAGTCCCGCCTATGTCGAAATATGCGCGTACCTGCATCAGCGGGTCGACCGGGACGAAATCAATCCGCTTCTGTTCTTTGGCGAGCAGGAGCAGCTTGGAGTAATAGGCGCCCTCGACCACCGTCCGGAAGCCGCCATTCCATACCCAATCGTATTGATCCGGGCGGTTTTTCAGATCATCGAGCCGCGTTGTGTTGAGGATCTTAGGAAAGAACGGGTTATCCCGCCAATTCAGCTCAACGATTTTCGAGCCGTCCGGTGGAGATTGCCGAAAGCGGATATGTGTCGCGCTTTTCTTGCGGTCCGGATTCCACGTCACCCAGATTTCGGCGCCCTCTTCGCGCACGGTCGGGATTGTGACCGTCCAGGCGTTCGCCGAAACCGGTTCGGCCTCGTCGACCCAGAGTAGCAGAATCTTGGCTTTTGATTTGATGCTGTCCAGGTTGTGCCGCAGGCCGGCGAACACGAACGAAATCCGCCGGCATTTGGTCCGGATATAGGTCTCGCCGACATCGAAGAAGGCCGCTAGCCAGCTTTCCGAGGAAATCGCCGCCTTCACTTCCGCGAACGAGCTATCGGCCAGCGAATTCATGAACTCGCGACCGCAGAGAATAATCCCCTCGCGCCCTTCCGTTGCCCACATCATCGCGCGGACCGCGGCCATCTTGGCGAATGAACGCGTTTTGGCCGAACCTCGCCCGCCATAGGCGCCGCGAAACATCGCCTCGCCTGTAAAGACCGGGACGAGTTTGGGCGGGAGAAGGAGTTTGGGGACAGTCACGCCGGGCTAGGCGCCCGCCAGGAAGGCCATGCGGCGTTCGCGCAGGCTTGCATGCTCGACCGCCGGCACCTCGCCCTCGCCGCTCATAAGCCGCCGCAGCCTCGCCTTGTCAGCGACAGGGATCGCCCAACCGCCCGAGCCCCATTCGGTCCGGACTTCAACGCCCACCTTTTCCAGCGCCTTCCGAACTTTGACCATCTGGACGTCAATCAGCTTGATTTCCGGTTGATCGCAATCCGGCCGAGCGCCGAAAAGCACGGTATGAAGCGCCGTCCTGGTCGCGACCGAGCGCCGGAGCATGAACCCGATCATTTCGCACTGCTGAGGCGTGGCATCGAGAACCGCTAACAACCGCGACACATCGTCATTGCCGACGCCAAGCAGCGCCTGCAACTCTTCAACTCTGTTACGCAGCGCATCGGCTTCGATTTCCGTCATATGTCCCCCTACTCTTCCCCCATGCCGGCCGGGAATGGCGCCGCGACAAGCTCAATCTTGGTGATTTCCTGCTTGATCGCCCCGCCATCGGCGCCGGTATGCTCTTGCGTGATCTTGTCGCCGTACTTCTTCGGCGCCATGCGAGCGGCGAGCCATTTCCGGCTATCAACGCGAAGCCTCGAGCGCGCCACGAATTCGGCATCCATACGGACCGCGCCGGTTTCGGGATCCGTCACCGCGTCGCCGCTGCTATCGTCCGAAATCTCAAGGATTTCTTCTGCCAGGAGCGTTGCCCGCGCATCCATCGCGCGCGCGTACTGCTCTTGAAACTCTCGATCGCCCGCCAGCCACCGGAAAACCGTCGACAAAGCCGGCATGGCATCGTCGCGGCAGATCGAGCGCAGGCTTTCACCGTCACCCATTCGAGCGCAGATCAGAACAGCGATTTCGGGAGAATAGTCCGAGGGCCGACCCATTGGTGCTTCGCCTTACCCCAGGTCGTTCGAGAACTGACCCAGCGCCGAAAGGAATTCATCCGTCTGCCCGTCAATCTGTTGAGCGATCTTGCCAACGGCGCCGGCAACCGTCTCCCGCTGACGTGCCAGCGTCCCTTCCAGGATCCGGAGTTGGGCTTGCTGAATTTCGCCCATCATGCGGGTGTGCTCTTCCATCATCTGCTTGACGGACGCGCCCGCACTGGCGGGATTGGTCGACATGGTGACAGCTCCATTGGCTTTCGCCGCCACAGCGTTTGCAGTCGGCTTCTCAGGGATCAGGGATACAGGCGGAAGCTT